CAGGATACGAGCTAGCTTTGCATTAGTAAGAAACTCATCCTTGGTTTGTCCAGTTTTTTCAAACGCTTTCTCAACAGACTGCCAACTATCACCGTGTTCCTTTAACCACTTGGCTGCTGTCTTCTCGCCAAAGCCTTTAGCTCCTTTGTAGTTATCGGCCGTATCCCCTACCATCGTCTGGAGTCTCAGGTAGTGGTCAGCTTCCTCTTCGCTAATTGTTAGCATCTGTCCGTTACGATATAGCATACAGGGTACGGTAAGATAATCCTTGTCGGTGGCCCAAATGATATTGTCGTAGTCGTTAGCGGCCCAAATACCAATCAAGTCGTCAGCTTCTATCCCTTCGGAGATTATAGCTTTGTATTTACTCTTGAGATATTCACCACAATACTTCAATCCAAGCGGTTTACGCGCAGTGCGGTTGGCTTTATACTCCGAGTACAGATCCTTGCGAAAGTTGGTACTACTGGAGAGCGCAACACGAATAGAGGTGGCTTCAGTTTCTCGCTTAGCTTTCTCAATCTGTTGGTCGAGAGCGTCACGTAGATCAGACTTGGAGGTACTCAGGTTGATAGTGTCTTCGTCCCATTCAATCTCACGTTCACAGGCAAAGGCACAGAGGTAGGCAATTTGGTCGCCATCAATTAATACAGTTTTCATTTCTTTATAAGTAGGTAAGGGATAGAGGTAAGGTCAGTAGGACGTATCTGTGTCAGTAGGTCTTTACGTCCCCACTTGGTACGGCTATAGAGTTTATACAAACAATCAGATGCTGAGTCCACAAGGGTGTCCATGTCCACAAGCTTATCAACGAGACCAATTAAATGTTCCCGCTTAACAAGCACAAACACTGCGGGCCTCTCAAAAGCAATATGGGTAGCCTCGCCATGAAGCCACCCATCTTTACCTTGCACATTCTTTAGCTCAATCCAGATCGTGTTAGGATCTTTGATTGATTTGACGTCCACCGTGAGGGGTAGTTCACAGTGGAAGTCGATGTGTTTGAGTTGGTTTGTGAAGTCAGATGCTTCTATATCAGAATCAAAGAACTCATCTACAATATCCTTGAAGACTTGTTCTGCTTTTGCTCCTTCTTTACTGGCTCTGCCAGTCTTATCGAACTTATTTCGATACGCCATACTAGTGGGTCTCGGCCCAAGTGTTACCAATCTTGTACTCCCCATCCAAAGGACAGCGGAAGCCAAGCTTTTTACCTGCTGTCTGTAATGACTTACAGAACAGACTGCCCAGCTCATCGGCATGACTTGCGTCACAACTGAATTGAACTTCGTCGTGGATGTTACCGTGTAGCTCGTAGGGTAAACGAGCAGCAGCAACAAAATCCACTAAGGCTTGTTTCATAACAACAGCCCCAGCCGATTGTAGTAGTAGATTCAGCGCACTATGTGCTGACCTACATGGAAGGATACGTCCGTCCAACCCCTTCAAGGTGTTGTCCATCTCGACCTTCCGCTTTACAGCAGAGACCAGATAGCTGATAGCTGGTATCTTCCGCATAAAAGATTGTTTTAAACGACGTCCATCTGCGCTGGAGCCACCGACGATACTACCAATCTTTGCATCACCAGCTCCGTAAAGGAAAGCGTAGATGAAAGTCTTAGCTTGGTCCCTTGTCTCAAGACCTGCGGCCATCTGGTTAGTGGTATGGATGTCTCCATCGAGTATCTCCTTGGCATACGCGCCCTTGTCCTTGGGAAACAGATAGTGAGCGAGGCATCTTAGTTCCAGACCAGAGGCGTCAGCACCAACAAGCACTTTACCCTTTGGAGCGTGGAACAGTTGGCGGCATTGCTCTCCGTATGGTGCACGAGAAGCAGGAACCTGAGCGACGTTAGGATTGTTGTGGGTACAACGTCCAGACACAGCTCCGTTGGTATTGACAGAACCGTGGATGCGCTCGTCCTTGACCAGCTTTAGCCAAGCCTGATTGCCTTCGCTGATTTGGCCGAGGCGTTTAGTTATTAACAGATATTCACAGAGCTTGAGAGCTTCAGGTGTTCCTATCTGATTCAATACTGATTCGTTTATCGCAGGACGTTTACCTTCGTATGCGTCGGGCTTCCAACCTTGTGACAGCAAGTGACTAGCGATCTGGTCTCTGGAGTTAGGATTGAAAGGAATGGTCTTGGTCTTGTTCCTTCCTTTAGTGATGTCCTTCAGTTTGTGACCAGCTTCCATAGCGGCCTTCTTGGTCTTCCACTCCTTGCCATCTGGCGTAGTGTAAAAGAAGCTCTTGAGTTGAACAACCTCTGCGGGAAATAACTCCTGTAGCTCTTGCTTCAGCTCTGCTCTACGGCAGGTCAGCTCAGCACACAGCTTCTCCGCTCCTTCGATGTTGAAAGGAAAACCGTTATACTCCTGCGCCCTCATGGCCCTCGCAAACTTATGTTCCATCTCAAGCATATCCTTAGAGGGATTCTTTTGCATGAGGTGGCGGTATAGCTCACGAGTGACTACTACGTCCTGCTCACAGTATTCTCCCATTTCGTCGGAGTATACAGACCAGTCAGAAGTAACGCCGTAGTCTCCCTTGTGGATACCGATTCGATAACCCCAAGACTCAAGACTGTGCCGTCCAATCAACTCCTTTGGGAAGTTGTTACGCTTGAAGTCTGCGTCTCTTACATCGGGATAGATACAGCGAGACATGACCATAGTGTCTAACACGTTAGGATGTTTGAATCCGTAGATGCGTTGAAGCACAGGGTAGTCAAAGCCAATCGAGTTATGTCCTATGATGTAATCATGCTCAGAGAACAGCTCCAATAGTTCTTCAATCTGCTCGTTGCCTACGGCGCGGTGCATCTTGCTTGTCTTACTATCGAAGGCGCACAAGCACCACACTGTTTCAAGGTCTCCAAGTCGAGACCAGTCTTTTATACCATTGGTTTCTAGATCAAAAAATATCATCGTAAGTTGCTGTAAATATTACTGTATAGTGGTCTGGTTGTATATTAAGGATGTTGTAATCCACCCATTCGGCTGCCTGTTCTTCAGACATTCCGTGTGTTTTAAAAACTTCAACAAGTTTTTCGTAGCTGTATACTAGGTATCCGCGCTGGTCTGTGCCAATGACGGCATCATTACAGTTATCAAATACCATTGCTTCGTCATCAATCATTATAGTTCCATAGTTAGTTCGGTTAAGCGGGATGTCTGAGTATCAAAATCCAAGTAGCAAGCCACGCCTGTCTCGCCGCTGAATCGGTTCTTTAGAATACGAACAGTGCTTTGGTTCTTGGTGTCCTCGTCCTGCTGATTACGCTCAATGCCAATCACCATGTCAGACAGTTGGCCAAGACCAGCGGAGCCACGAAGGTGTCCAAGAGTTATCTCTCTTCCCTCCTCGAATCCTCTGCCTTCTGGACGTTTCAAATGCGAGACCAACAACAAACCAACCTGCGTCTCTTCGACAAGGGAACGTAGCTTGGTCATTAGTATATCAATCATCTTTCGTTCGTCTCCATCCTGACCAGATACTACGATGGACACGTGGTCAAGGAATATCCACTTGCAACCTAACGCTTTGTTCATGTAGCGGATACGATTGATAAGATTGTCAGAATCAACAGACCCCCAATGGTCGTAGGTAACATAGTTTCCTGAGCCTACGGTGGCATCGTATGCCTCTTTGATTACCTCTTCAGGAGGTAACTCGTCCATCAAGTGCAGCGGCTTGTTAGCGTGAATCCCCATCAGTCCCATAGCGGTACGTTGGATAGATTCTTCCAAGGCGATGTAGCCAAGCTTATGTCCTTGGCTCAATATCGAATACGCAATTTCCCGACACACGCTTGACTTACCCACACCAGAGCCAGCACAGAAGGTAACGATCTCGCCGACACGTAATCCGCGTGTGATGCGGTTCAAGCCTGCGTATGGATAGTCAATTTTCTCTACCTTTTCCTTGTTGTTAATCTTCTCCCACATATCTGTACCTAATACGATACCATCAGGGCGGTAGGCTTCTGCGTTCCAGAAGGCTTGGACAAGGTCTTGTGCTTTACCTGCTACCAGCAGTTCGTTAGCGTCCTTGGCTGTTAGTCTGGCAATCTTTGCTTTACCAACAGACAGGATAGATGCACAGGTCTTTGCTGCTTGTACCCCCTGCTCATCCATGTCGAACATAAGCACAACATTCTCGAAGCCTTCGAAGTAGTCGAGGTGCTTCTTGAAAAAGTTAGGAGCAGAGGCCGCTCCGTTTGGTATGGACACAACAGGATACTTACCGTCGAATACTTCAGCTACGGACAGAGCATCTATCTCCCCTTCGGTAACGACAATGTAACGACCATCAGAGAATCGTTGCCAGCCGTATGGAGTCTTAACATCTCCTACGATCTTGAAGGTCTTGTCGGGAAAACGAATCTTCTGTCCGACAACTACACCACTCTTATCTTTGTACGATGCGATGTGGCAGTTCTTACCATCGTGCGTTCCGATCTGGTAATTGTATAGCTTGCATATCTTCTCAGAGATCTTCCGCTTTACGAGGTCTTGATACTCACCCTGCACAAACTTACTGTGCGTCTTCGGGGTCTCGTAGTCAGAACCGTTAGGTGTGAATGTATCACACGAGTAACACTTTGTGCTACCGTCTATATTAATTGTTAGGGCGTCGCTGCTCCCGCAGTCGGGGCAGGGTTGGTGTGTTTGGAGGGATTGTAATTCAGCCATTCTTGTGGTAGTTGTGGTCCACAGCACCAAGGATAGCCAAGCTTGTCAGCCCATTCTCGATACCGTGTTTTGGATCGTTTTGATATACGTGTGTTAGGATTCATAAAGACAAAGCGGATGTCCAGCTCAGGATGCTGCTCTTTAATCCACTTGTGTTTCATTCTATCGTCAGAGTTAAGGTAGCCTTTGACTTCAAGGATGATGCCGTTGGGCAATACGAAGTCGGGTGTGTATCTCCTAGCCTTTGCTGGCTGTTCAAATCGGATAACATCCTCTTCGTAAGTGAAGGCTGCCCCAGCATCCGTTAGGGCTGAGGCAACCTTACGTTCAAACTGTGACCTAAAAGTCAACGGCTTCCTCTAGTGGGTCGTCGGTTAATACGTCGTTGAAGGTCTCAGCTTTGAAGCCTTTCTCTTCACCGAAGCCAAAGCTGTCAGCGCTACCGCCTCCACCTTCGACAAGCTCGATAACCTGCACAGCACGCAGGGACAGCGTCATGCCAAAGCCAATGCTAGGGTTATACCAAGCGCGAGGCTCGATAGAACATTTGACTTGGCTTCCACTGCCTACAATGCAGTTCTCAGACTTAACTGGCTGGCCTGTAGAGTCGAACAGTTTAACGTCGAACGAGTAAACGTCTCCGTTCTTGGTCTCGACCTTGGATACCTGCTTGGTCTTGATGAGCCACTGCCCATCTTCGTCTTGAGCAACTGGAAAGTGCTGTGACTTCTTCAGTTTCTTTTTATGAATAATGCATTCACGCTCATACTCAGCGTCGAAGATTTCTTCGATCTTTGCACGGAATGCGGCTCCGTCCTCATCGGACACTACAATAGAACAACTGTATTCGCCCATTGAATTAAAGCGAGTGTTGGGTTCATTAACGTGAGGATACTTTGCGATCCCCTTTGGTGTGGTTATGTTTTTCTTCATGAGAATATATACTTTGAGTTTAAGACATCATTGATGTCGAAGGAACCATAAGCGGGCAGTGGGTCGAGTGTCAACTCATGACTGCGCTCAAGGTGTGTTTTTAATTTCAGCAACTGATCGTCACTAAAGATATGGTGCATCGACTGGCGTATCTGATGCGCTAAGGTGTCGGAGTGTGTACAGTGTGTACCGTAACTGTCATGTACCATTGCAAAATCTGTAACGCCTTGCTCCGCGCAGTTGTTAACTGTCAGGTGAAGACACGCAGCGTCGAGACTATGTACAAAGTTAGGTGAGCTTCCCTGAGCTTGGCGCTTAGGTGAGAGTTTGTCCGTGTCCTCACGGAACTTAACTCGATATACCTTCTCTCCTATCTTGGTGCGTATGGATTTCTCCATCCACTTGGGATAGGCTTGGTTGCATGGGAAGCCAGAGGGACTCACCCAATACATTGGCTTTTCTTCCTTGGCCAATGCGCGTGCTGTCTTCTGGAGCCAAGCCATCGCCTCACGAGGGCGGCCGACTACATGATTGATGGCGTTCCAGATGTGCATGGAAAGATGGGCGGTAGCTTGGAAGCGAGTTGCCTCATCAAATGGATCAGGTTTTCCTGCTCTCACTTGTTCCAAGTACCAGCCGTTAACGTAGGCTCGGCAGCTATGCGGGGTTGAGCCGTACGGTTGGGTCATTGTGGGGCGTTTGGCACAACTTCTTGTGATACCAAACTGTAGCCAGTGGTAGGCGAAAGGGTTATCGTCTTGCATCAAGGTTTCGATTGCTCGATTGGCTACGATACCATAGATGTCTTGCGGTGTTTCAGATGGCGCTACGTTGGTAGCGATACAAGCTGACTCATCTCGCGTCAGCATTCCAAGTATCTGGAGGCCGTTGTTTGTTCCGTCCATCTGACAAGGTAAGGTAGTTTCAAACTTACCTTTGGTGTTGTGTAGACGTTTCAGCTCGTGGGCATAGGCAATGAATTGGAACGTCTCATCTGCCTCGTTCAGGAAATCCAGCTCAGATTTAAAATCGTCTGCTAAGCGTATGATGCGCTCCTTGTTTTCCTCTGTCCAAGCAATGCGCTCATCGTATGTACCCTTGATACCAAAGGTGTTGGCTCCGTGAATGTGTAGCCACTTGAGCTGGTCGTCACTTGTTACGGTTTCAGCGCTGGCAAACTGCATCAGACCCTTACTGAAGTCTGGCCCCATGTGATTCAAGTAAGCTGGGATTGCGTATGCTCTGCCTCGGAAGTCACACTGGTGTGGAAGGAACAATCTCTTACCCTGATATTTCTTTGCCATCATCAGGGTATTCATGACCAGTAGTCTGCGACTCTTGGTAGATGCATTATGTTCGTAGACTTGAGCGGCTCTGCGCTTCCACATCTTGAGCTGGTCAGGATCTTCCTTCATCTCATCTGTAAGCGGAGGCAGTTCCTCATCCTCTTTGGCGGGCAACGATCCTATCTGTATGTTATCTTCCCATATATCTGAAAGGGTTTGTAATACAGGCTGGTTGACCACCCAAGG